CCTGCGCGCGCGCGCCGCCGCCATCCGGTCCCACATCGCCGGCGGCTGCCAATGCTGCATATCAGCTCTCGCAGGCGCTCTCCGCGGGCGAGATCAAGCTGATGGACTGGCGATCGCTCACAAACGCCGGCATGGGCAACAAGAACATGCAGGAAGGCCTTATTCAGATTGCTGACGCTATGGGGACTCTTAGTAAGTCTGGAGTTTCAGCATCTAAGGTCCAGGAAGACTTCAACGAAAGCCTTTCAAAGGGATGGCTCACTGCGGATGTTATGAGCAAGTATCTTCAGATCATGGCAGGCGATATCGACGCCGCTGCTATGTCTGAGATGGGTCTTACGGACGCGCAGATTGAGCAATTCCAGGTTCAGCAGAAGAATGCCGAAGAGGCGGCCACCAAGGTTCGAACCTTCACTCAGCTCGTCGGCACTATTCAGGAAACTGTGGGTTCTGGATGGGCGAAGACGTTCGAAATCCTTCTCGGTAATTTCGACGAAGCTTCTGAGCTGTTTACGAACATCAATAACGTCATTTCCCCGATGGTTGACGCCATGTCTGATGCTCGGAACAACCTCCTCCAGGGGTGGGTTGACCTTGGAGGTCGTAAAGACATTATTGACGGTCTGTCTTCCGCCTTTGATACCTTCTCGAGCATCATTTCCACAATCGGTAACGCCTTCAATGAGATTTTTCCGCCCGTTACGGCTGAAAACCTCAAGTCCATTTCCGAAGGCTTCAAGAATCTCATGGATTCAATGAAGCCTAGCGAAGAAACGCTGAAGCAAATAGGCGAAGTAGCTAAAGCGGTATTTGCTTTTCTTAAAACGGGTATCCAAGTCGTAGGAGCTGGTTTTAAGATTGCTGGTGCTGCTATAGGCGGTGCCCTGTCTTATATTGGCAAGCTGCTTGGGATGTTGCCGGTCGACAAGATCCGTGAAAGTATCAGAAACTTTACGGATACACTTACCAAGTGGACCGGCGCCACCGATGGCGCTAAAACTGCTGTCGAATCCATTAATAAATTCTTCTCTGATATGAAGAGTAAACTTGATGGTGTGCTTCCCAGCGTCGAATCAGCAGGTAAGGCTATTTCCGGGCTTCTTAAGAAGCCCGATGGCGGCGATGGAGATTCTTGGATCTCTAAGTTTATAGAGAAGTGGAAATCAGCTGTGACCGTGGTTACAGACGCGATATCCAAGATGTCTCAGGCGGTTTCCAACTTCTTCAAGCGCGACCTCAACAAAGCGGGCACAGGAACCGCTATATGGGATTCGATTAAGGAGGCTACTTCCAAATTCGTCAGTTGGATTTCAAACCTTAACCTCGGTAATCTGATAAAGGACGCTGTGCAGATCGGCGGCCTAACCGCCGTATTCTCTGGACTTGTTAAGGTCCTTAAATCTGTTGAGAATATCGGAACTGACGCCGGAGGAGTGCTCAAATCTATTCAAGGTATGTTTAACTCTTTCGGATCTATCGGGCAGGGCTTGGGGGCTACGCTGGGTTCAGTACGAGGTGCGATCAAGGGCTTTGAAACTGATCTGAAGGCCAAAGCTATCGTTAAGATTGCGGGGGCCATCGGTATTCTGGCTCTTTCACTTCTGGTGATGTCTCTGATACCTCTCGAGGCATTGGCAGGCTCTGTCGGTGCTATGGGCGCCTCTATGGCAGCGCTTGTCGGTGGCCTAACGGTCATGGACAAGTATACGAAGGAACCCAAGAAAGTCATGATGATGGCCGGCGCTATGCTCATCATGGCTGGCGCAGTATTTGTCATGGCACTCGCAGCCAAGCAATTGGCCGCCATCAATGTCGGATCGCTAACTGCGTCTAGTGTTGCGGTAATCACTCTACTGGGCGCAATGACCGCAATGACTCGCGTAATGAGCGGAGCTAAGAAGGCAACCAAGAATGTAATGCTCATGCTTGGTATGGCATTTGCGGTTAAGATTCTTGCTGGAGCGGTTGCGTCTATCTCTGAGCTGTCGCCGTCGCAGATGGCGTACAGTACGTTGGTCGTAGTGGCTCTTATTGGTGCTATGACCGCAATGACACAACTCTCCGGGAAGGGCAAGGGCGCGAAACTAGGCTCTCTGTTCCAGATGGTGGGTGTGGCGGCTGCTGTGTACGTCTTGGGGCTATCCGTAGCTAAGCTTGGTGCTCTGGAGACCGGTACACTCATTAAGGGTGCTGTGGCAACAGTAATTATCATGGGTGTACTGCTGTTGTTTGCCGCTTTTTCCAAGATTAAGGGCGGTTTCAGTCAGGCGTTGACCTTTATTGCAATTGCAGGATCGGTCTATCTTATCGGAAAGACAGTTGCCGAACTAGGCAGCCTTGAGCAGAGTCAGTTGCAAAACGGAACCATCGTTACGCTGCTGATCATGGTCGCGATGATGGCAATGGCTAAACTGACTGCTTCGGTCGGTGACCTATCCACTGCGTTTGCGAGTGGATTGTTCCTGGCCATTGCTCAGGCAGTTAAGACCATTGGAGAGGCTATCATAGGGCTAGGCACAATGGATCAGTCATCTCTGATCCAGGGTGGTGTCGCGGTGACCCTCGTCCTTGGGGTTCTCGCGGCTATCGTTGCCGCGTTAGCTAATTTGACTAGCCCCGCTGAGCTACTGGCTCAGGTGCTAATGTGGGTCGCCCTAGCCGCAACGATGTATATCATAGCGGCATCGATTGCAATGCTTGCCGAATATCCTTGGGAAAGCATCGCCGTTGCAGTGGCTGCCCTACTAGCCACTATGCTTGGGTTGGCATTGATATCTATGCTCGCCCAAGGCAGTGTCGGTGGGGCCGCTGCTATGCTCATACTGTCGATAGCAGTGATTGCGCTAGCCGCAGGCTTGGCTATCCTTGCGGGGATCGGACTCGAAGGTTTAGCGATTGCTATCGTAGCTCTCGCGGTTGCCCTAGGGGTGCTCCTGCTTGCGGGGTTCCTCGCACAGATGGTCGCTCCCGGTCTACTTATCCTTGCCGCTGCGATTTTGGGCATCGGCCTGGCCTGTCTCATGGCAGGTGTAGGTGTCTTGATGCTTGGTGTCGGCATGGGTATGCTTGTCACGGCTCTAATTGCTGCCGGTGCAGTAAGCGGAACCGCATTGGCAAAGATGGTCGGGGGTCTTATAGCATTCGCTACCGCAGGTCTATTGGCAGCACCAGCTGCTCTAGCACTAGGTGCCGGCTTGCTCATGATGGGCGCTGGTCTTATGCTAGGCGGTATCGGTATGAGAATAATGACGGCTGCAATTAAGCCATTCATTGAAGCCATCAATCAGGCGGATCAAATCGGCGTGATCGCTACGGCTAAATTGGCTACCGCGATCGGAACGATCGGCGGAGCTGCAGCTCTAGCGGCACCCGGGATGATGATGTTTGGTATGGGTTTGATGATGGCTGGCGCCGGGCTTCTGGTATTTGCTGCCGGTGGCATGGTTGCAATGGCCATAGCTCCGCTCTTGGGTATGTCATTTTCTATAGGAATTGACAAACTGAAAGCGGCGCTAGATCGCATGAATCCAACAGTTGCTGGGTTCTCAACGGCTGCTACGACATTCACCAGTGTCGCATCGGCTCTTGCAACATCGGTATCTACGGCATTTAACAGTATTACTACTGCTATCTCATCGTGTATACCTATGGTGCTTGCGTCATGTGTGATGTTCCAGGCCCTCGGCACTACCGTGGTTCAGAACATTTCTACGGGACTCCAGACGGCTACACCTCAGTTGGTTATTTCTATAACCTTGCTTGTCACGACGTTGTTCACGACATTTGTCAGTCGAATGGCACTAGGGCAACCGATGGTCTACGCGGGTATGATGGCTCTTGCCAATCATATTTCGCTGGCCATTACGCGAATCACTAGCATGGTTAGATCTGCCATCAACAGTCTTATCTTGGACATGTTGAGCGCACTGTCTAGCGGTCTCTCCAACCTCGGCAACTCAGTATACGGGTCTGCTATGCAAACTGGTTACTGGATGGCTGAGGGTCTCCGTCGAGGCTTTGCAAACCAGCGAGGCGCTTTGATGGAGGAAGCTCGTTCGACAGCTGCGTCGATGCTAGCTGCAGCCAATGCGGAACTTCAAGTCCACTCTCCTTCCAAGGCGTTTATGCGGACAGGTTACTGGGCCGCTAAGGGTCTTGAGATCGGTTGGACCGATACTGCGGTCAAGGCTGTAGACGCGGTCTCCCGTACAGCAGAGGAGTTCGATGAGGCGTTCCGAGACATCATCTCGTCCATTGATATGGATGAGATCTCCGATGACATCAACCCGGTCATCACACCAGTCCTAGACCTTTCCGAGGCTAAGGCTGGAGCTGACGATCTCCGTTCTATGTTCAGCAACGAGTCCTTCAATGGCGTTCAGAACGCTGCAGCTGGAATTGGCGCTAGAACTACGGAACAGAGTAGTCAAAATGGCAGTCAAAAGACTGTCGTGTTCAACCAGTACAACAACTCTCCGAAGGCTTTGGACGAGGTGGAAATCTACCGGCAGACAAAGTCTTCAATCTCTAGGATTGCAAGAGTATGATCTACACCATCATCGCAACCAATGCGAAGGGTGATTCGGTTGAGCTGGACCTGGCCAATCCCTGGGCCGGAGGCATCGCGGTAACGGGTGCTTCCGGCTTGGGGCCGGCCGATGGTACAATCAATACGGTAAACTTCGCAACGTCAGACGGAGCCCTCTTCAATTCTTCGAGAATCAAGTCTCGAGACATCGAGCTGAATCTCAAGTTCCTAGGCTCCGACATCGAAGCAGTTCGACATTATCTGCTTCGTTATTTCCGTGTCAAGCATCCTATTACACTTGACTTCATTACAGATTATCGGCATACCTACATTACAGGACATGTCGAGAAGAATGAGATTGACATCTTCAGCAAGGAAGAGGGCGCCGACATTACGATCGTATGTCCGAATCCATTCTTCCGATTGAGGGACCCAGCCAAGGGTAAGAACTCGGTTCGCTTTACAACGTCTACACCGTCGTTCGAGTTCGAATTCCAAGACCCCGACACAGACTCGCCGACCCTTATATTCGGTGAGATGACATCGACAGGCGAAACAGTAGTCGTCTATGAAGGCGACGCCGACGCGTCCACCGTTGTTGATATTCAGTTCCTCGGCCCTGCTACGGGTGTTAAGCTTTATAACACCACGACCCAGACGAGGATCAACATCGACACCAATGAGATTGCTCGTCTTCTCGGCTCTACAATTAGGGCCGGTGATCGACTCAGTATTTCTTCAGGCGTTGGTGATAAGTACGTTCGAGCCTACCGAGATGGTAGGCTGTATAACGCACTTAGCGCCCTCGACAAGGATTCTGATTGGATTTTCTTGACTCCGGGCGATAATCTGATCACAGTGAGAGCCGACACAGGCATTGATAACGTCTCGGCGATTATCTCATTCGAAAACCTCTACGAAAGTATCTGATATGGAATTCCGTGTTCTAGACGAAAACTTCAATCAGGTGCATATTCTAGATGTCTTTAAGAGCGCCATCTGGACTGATAGGTTCTACGAAGCCGGTGACTTTACCATCAAGCTTCCGCTAACTGGTCGAAACCATTTCGAGATTCATATCGGACGATATGTGTGGAACTCGATGTCTAATCGGATCATGATGATCGAAAAGATCGTCATCGAGTCATCTTCAGACGACGGATCGATCATGACTATCTCAGGACGAAGTCTGGAGTACCTCATGTCGCGCCGAATCATCTGGGGTATGCGTAGATACCGTACAAGCCTCCATGAGGCGATCCGTCTCATGATCGTGGAGAACATGATTAGTCCATCCGATCCAGATAGAGCCATGTCGTGGCTTGTCTGGGAGGATAACAATGTCGGCAAGATGGCCAAGACATGGGTCGACGTTCAACACACGGGCGATAACCTCTACACTGCAGTTACGGAATTGATATCTAAGCATCATGTAGGTATTGCGTTCCTATACGATGGACCAGGGCGTATTCGTGTTCGTCTCGAAGAAGGGACTGATCGATCGTATAATCAGAATGTCAACCCGTTTGTGGTCTTTTCCCCGAAGTTTGACAATCTGATCTCGGGAAGATACGCTTCAGACATCACAAAGCTCAAGACGGTTGCTCTAGTGGGCGGCCCGGGCGAGGGAAGCGATCGAAAGTACGAAACCGTATCAAGCGGTGTCACCTCAGGTTGGAATCGTCGTGAAGTCTTCATTAACGCGTCATCTGTACGTGACAAGGATGAGGACAACAACACAATTCCAGAAGCGACCGTGCGAGCAAACCTCCGAGAAGAAGGAACGTCGAAGCTCAACAAGTCCGAAAACCAACACCTGATCGAATTCGATGGTGAGACTTCTGAACACACCATGTATGTGTATGGGAAGGACTACAACATCGGCGATCTCGTGCAGATTCAGGACGCTAACGGCTTCAACATACCCACTCGCCTCATCGAGTTCATCCAATCGCAGGATAACTCCGAGGTAAAGTTCTATCCAACATTCAAACAAGACAGTTCGCAGTCTTAGGAGTCAAAATGGCAGTAACTTCAGGCTTTTTTAACTCCATCAACGGCGACCGGAAGTACAGTGCTGAGCAGTTCGGTGCAATCTTCGACGGCGTTATCGTGGATGGAGTCTTCGCCGCTGTCGGAGAGAAGTTTAGAGTCGTTCCCGCCGGTGGTAACACTATCGAGATCGGTTCTGGAAGGGCTTGGTTCCGTCACGTGTGGATTTGGAACGACGCCCCGATCCGTCTGGATCTGTCTCCGGCAGACGTTCTTACCAACCGTATCGATACGATCGTCGTCGAGGTCGATACCCGTACACAGAACCGTAGGGCCACTATTAAGGTTGTCGAAGGCGATCGCGCAAGCACGCCTCACCGAAAGACGATGACACGCGATGGCGGAGTCTACCAATACCCAATTGCGGATATTTTCCGTAGCTCCGGTTCACAGAAGATCGAAGAACGTAACATCACGTATCTTGTCGGCACTGGCGATACGCCTTGGGTGACCGGTCCGCTAAAGACACTTGACGCCACGGATATCTTTAATCGGTGGGATCGCACCATGAATGAGCAGAAGGCCGAGGCTCGGGCAGCGTACAACGAGGCTACTACGGCCATGCGTAACGAAGCGTACGCGCTTCTGAACGATATTCAGGGTATGATTGGCGGCGACGCGCTTAGTGCGATGGCTGCCCAGATTATCGAACTGAAGCAACGCTTTGGCGACGACACAAGCGGTACTGTCCGATTCGATACGATCGAAGACCACTCCGGTTCTTCGATTCTTGATTCTAACAATCAGCCGATTCTCGGCAAGATTGTCTACAGGAGGGCGTAATGTCACGAGTTCGAGACCTACCTAAGGCGACAGTCGTGAGCGCGGGAGACTATGTTCTTATTGACGGTCCCTCGGGAACCCGTGCTATTCAGGCAACTACACTAGTTAAGCCCTCCGCCATCCCTACTCCCGGGGCAGAACGGACATTTTCATGGAACAACCTGGTTCGACCGGGCGGGGCCACACAGCGTAATGCGGTGGTTCGCATGGAGAATCAAGGCACCTTTGATAGCCGTGCCATACAGGTCCTCAACAATCATTCATATTCCAATCTATTTCTTGGTGATTTTTGGGATCTCCCTGGCGTGGGTAAGATTGTTGTTGGTGGCTTCAATTTGGCTCCGGGGGTTTCTTCAGATCACGTTATCCTGGTAGTCATTCCCTACTTGAACCTGACTGCCACCACCCATCAGGCAGCTAGCGAGTCTGTTCGAGTCGGACAGATGATCACCAACAACCCGAACTTCCGTGATCTTAAGACGAAGCAGGCCACCATTAACCGCCCAGGCGGAGTGGTGTGTCGGAACGCCCCGTTCTTCCCGCTTACTCTTGCAGAGATCGGGTACCCACAACCACTCGAGGCAGACATCTCGTATATTCCGATGCTCGGTATCACCTGTCACACTCCTGTGGGAGTGTCCACTGCATCGATAATCGATTCGAAGTTGGTTTCTATCGGGACTGATCGAATCCTTAACACTACAACTCTCCAGCCGGTGATTACTGGCATTATCGCAGGATGATAACATGGCAAAGTTTGATGCATATCCTAAGGCCGACACTGTTCTGCCCGACGACCTTCTGATCATGGATGGCACTCGCGGCACCAAGACGGTCAAGGCTTCTGAGGCGATTTACAAGTTCCTTGAGCCGATCCCCCAGATGCACAAGACCATCTGGCGTGGAAAGAATCTGGGTAGTCGATATACTTCCGAACAGCAGGCTGCCGTGGCTAACGGTACTCTTACTGATATTTGGCTGGGTGACTACTGGGAGGCTGATGGAATCCGATGGACAATCGTCGATTTCGAAGCTGCCAACCAGACCATGCAGGACCTTCCGTCTACGTATCTGACAATCATGCCTGATCGGAACATTGGTCGGGCAGAGATGCTGACTGGTGAGAGCTCCGCTGCGATGCAGGATACTCATATCTACAAGCATCTCGACGGATGGCAGCTATACAAGTTTGAAGCTGTCTTTGGTGCTTCCCATATCCTTGAGCACATTGTATCTTTCGAAGGCGCATGGGAGACCGGATCGTGGGAGGCCATGCGAATCGGTGGCCCGACAGGACACACTCGTATCAAGAAGAAGATCGTACTTCCGACGGAAATCGATTGGTTCGGAACACATATGGTGAGCACTACTGTCGATGGTCAGTGGTCTACTCAGACGACCTCAACCAAGCAGTTTGCAGCGTTCCGTTACGGCTGGACACCAAAGCTTCCGGACGATTTCGGGATCTGGCTTCACAGCCGCGCATCTGTAAACTATTTCGGTTGCGTTAAGAAGAACGAGGGTATGATTATGTCCGTATATTCTGTACAGCACGGTGTGTGCCCGTACGTCTTCGTGCGGTGATGCAAACAGGGAGGAGCTATATTTATGGATCCATGGATGCAGGTCTTGATCTCCGTCATAGTAGCTCTCATTTCCTCCAATGGCATCTGGTTGTACTTCAGCAAACGGTCCGACAAGAATGATGCTCATACGAAGTTGATGCTGGGTCTTGCTCATAACCAGATAATTGAACAAGGTATGCAGTACATCGACCGCGGGTACGTCACTAAGGACGAGTATGAGGACTTTGTCAAGTACCTATATTCGCCCTACGCAGTCTTCGGGGGTAACGGCCTCGCGGAGAAGATTTTCAAGGAGGTCACCAACCTCCCAATTCGTCGAAAGGAAGACGATGACTGACAAGGTATACAACATCCTCAAGTATTGCGCGCTGATTGCAATTCCCGCAATCGGCACGTTCTACACGACCATCGCGTCGCTGTGGGGCTGGTCCTACATCACGGAGGTCAGTGGAACGATCCTGGCGTTCGACACCCTTCTGGGTGCGTTCATCGGGATTTCCTCGGCGAGGTACCAGCCGTCGCCGGACGGAGTTCTTCACGTCAATCCTAATACCAAGGAGACGTACGCCGCGCTGACTACACCTACTGAAGACGTGCTGAGCAACGGGACTATGACTCTGCGAGTGCAGGAAAGTCCCGACATGTGATGCGCAAGAAAATCTAGGGGCATAATGAGATCTACAGAAAGGATATCTCATGACCGATGAAAACCTCACCCTCGACGACATCGAGCAGGACCTCATCAATCAAGTTTTCAGCATGGATGCTGACGATCCTAAGACGACCATCGCCATCGATAACCTCAAGACGATCCACCAGATCAACGAAAAGCCCGACCCGGTTTCTCGTCGACTGGTCCCGTCCGGAGATTCGATCGTCGGTGCAGTCTGTTCGATCGCAGGCATCCTGACTGTGCTTAATTATGAGCAACTGCGTCCGCTTGCGTCTAAGGCTGTCGGATTCATCACTAAGATCCGCCTCTAGACCAAAAACTTAAGGACTCCTAAAAAACAGGGGTTCTTAAGTTTTTCGCAGAGTATACACGGGCTATAATGAGAAGACATACAACTCTGAAAGGAACTCTCATGTTCGACATCATGCTCATTATATTCCTTGTCTTCATCTGCCTGTGGCCGAAGAATATCATGTTCCGATGGATGCTCATGCGACTTCTCTCGCTCTTTATTTGAAATTCTCCTCTCATAACTCGCAAGGGTTATGAGATTTTCGCAAGGATTACCTGGGCTATAATGAGACTACTACCAACTGAAAGGTCCATCATGTCCATTGTAATCATGCTGTTTATCGCGCTGATTTGTTTTCTGATGTACCGCGACTACAAGGCCGAACATCGTTTCTATCTGATTCGAGAAGCGGTCAACAAAGCTTGCGACAACGCAGATCCAGATCTGAACCACGATACACTCGATGAGCTCATCACGGATATTTGGAACGCCATGTACAAGAACTAGCTCTCCTCTCATAACTCGCAAGGGTTATGAGATTTTCGCAAGAATTACCTGGGCTATAATGAGAAGACATACAACTCTGAAAGGAACTCTCATGACCCTCAACAAGCCCGCCAAGATCGCCTGCTTTGTTCTCGGTTCTCTCGCCGCTTCGGCTGTCCTCAACTTCGCTATCCAGAAGGGAATGGAAGCCTACTACGGCCCTGAATACCGTGATCTCTGCAAGCTCTACCGCGAGATCGCTCGAGGAAAGTGAACCCCTCAAGATTCAACCCAACTCACTCCTATAACCCCTAACAAGGGTTATAGGTTTTTCTAGAAGGAGCAACAATGTCCATCATCGGTAAACCCATCCATCGCTACTGTAAGGTATTCTCATTCGAGAATCTCTGCGATGTTCTCGAGACACTTCGGCCTCTCGGTTGGGCTGTCTACGGAGACGCGTTCACCAAAGCGGAGCTTTCCGCTCTTGCTGACCATCTTGGCTCGAGGTTTTCCAGCACGGGTGGAAGCCTGGAGATCGAAACCGAAGTTGTCGGAGACCCGTTCGGAGACCCGCTCCTTAAGGAATACAAGAGACGGTATAGCTATCGATGTGGGTCACAGATCATTTCTGACACCATTCGTTCGGCAGATCCCGACTTCGAATTCCACGATCGTGAGGGGATCAAGCGAGTTCTTTCTTGGGAGTCGTGGGAAGTACACGGTCCTACCCATGTGGTCCTACCGCAATATCTTCTTTCGAGCACCGCCCCCGCGATGTTCGACGTGAATGTCCTGTTCATCAAGGAGCCGAAGAAGCTCGAGATGGTCCGGACCCAGTCACTGAAGGCACCAATCTTCGTGTGCTACGTTGGAGGTGCTTTTGATGCAGCGTAAGGTCGAAGGACTCGAAAACCTGAACAAGATTCTGACACTACCTATAGGTAGTAAATTCGGAATGTTCGCGGACGACAGCATCACCTTGTTCAAGGTCGCTGGATATTTAGATCGAGTGGCTAAGGCTTCAGAAGATCCGTTCTCTGTTGCTACTGTCATCGTCCCGACATATCCTCTACTACGCCGAGGCCACGAAGACCCAAGTAGAGATCTCGTCTATCAAGACCCACATACGGGTCTTATGCGAGTCCTGTACGAGAGCGACTTGAGAGGTCCTCTTATGGGTATTCCGTGGGATCGGAATAGGGTCGCACTACTCCCATCATATCTTTACCAAGCAGGCGCAGCACCTTGCTTCAACGCTTGCTTCGTCTTCATGGATCTCCCTGTGGGGTCCGTGGTCACTCACCCTCCGGTCCAAAACGGTACCGAGACTTTCTTCGTCAGCATGATCGAACTCAACAACGCCAAACTCTGAAAGGAAACCTCATGCTTACTCTCATTTTCCTCTTCCTCGTCGTGATGGCTTTTCTCGTCTTCATCGTGATCTGGGACGGGATCACCTCAATCATCAGCGGCAAGTTCATCACCGGAGGTATTCTTGGCTTCCTTCTCGGGAAGCACCTCAAGGACCGCGAGGACAACAAGTGAGTAGCGATACTCTGATGCTGGTTGCGGTGGGGCTATGGGTCATGGTCCCCATCGTAACCATTTTCTACCTACTGAATCGATAACCAACACCAAGGAGAAGCACATGATCAACATCGATTTCAAGACCTACGGTCGTCTCGCCGGGGCGTTCATCCGCAACAACTCTCAGGTTATTCTCGCAGCGTCTGCGCTCGCGGGAGTCGTCAGCACTGCCATTACCTCCGGCAGGGCGCACGTCAAGGCGATGGATATTCTCCGAGAGGAGTTCCCTGAGGGAGGGTACAAGTTCACGGATGCACTCCGTCTGACGTGGACCTGCTACCTGCCTGCGGCTATTTCCATCACGGCGACCTCTGCAGCTATTATCGGTGGCACGGTCCTCAGCGAGCGTCGATACGCAGCTATGGCTGCCGCATACACTGTCTCTCAGGACGTCCTCGAGAAGTACGAGGATCGCGTCAAGGAACTGACGGGTAAGAAGGGCGCTGACACCAGATCAGCAATCGCCAAGGATATTATCGAGGAGAACCTTGAGCGTCCGGAGAATAAGAGCGTAATCATCACGGGTGAGAACGTTCTTATTTCCGACTCGTATTCCGGCAGGGTCTTCCCTTCGACCATCACCAAGATCCAGAAGGTCCTCAACCAGATCAACTCCGATCTGATCAACGGTATTTCCTCGATATCCCTGAATGAGGTCTACCAGTGCCTCGGACTGGAGCAGATTTCCATGGGGGATGAGCTCGGATGGTCTAACGGCACCACGATCGAGGCGGAATTCACGCCTACGATGCTCGCGGATGAGTCTCCGGCTCTGCTGATGGCATTCAAGCCTGCTCCTGTGACTGACTGGTTCCGTCACCAGTACTGAATCGCAAGAAAAACTGTCTCTATAATGAGACATATTCACAACTCTGAAAGGAACTCTCATGTCCAACACTCAGGATAACGTCATCGAACTCGAAACCGTTATCGAGGACGATTCTCCCATCATTTCTTTCAATGTCCCCAAGATCAAGCGACTCGCTAAGAAGGCTCTCCCCTATGTGATTGCAGGTACCGTTACCGTTGCAACCACGCTGGTGGCCATGATGCTGAGTCCGAATGATTCGGATGACAACGAAAGCTCTGACGAGACCCTCCCCGAATTCGTCGAGTTCGACACCGTCGAAACCCCTGTCGTTGAAGAGACGACTGAAGACTGAGTACTCTCAGCGCCCTAACCCCTAAACTGGGGTTAGGGTTTTTCAATTCTAGAAAGGAATCATCCCAATGCAGAAGATCACTGTCCAGTACGAAAACTTCGATGGCGAGACCGTTTCGGAGGACCTCTACTTCCACCTGAACGTGAAGGAAATTCAGGAGATGGAATCTTGGACTCCGTCTCTCACGGAGCGCATTGCTCAGATCTCCAAGACTCAAGACGGCCGTGCAGTCTTCGATCTTATTCGGGAGGTTATCGAAACTGCGTACGGCGAACGTTCCGAAGATGGCAAGCGTTTCGTGAAGACTCCGCAGATCAAGGAAAACCTCACGCAGGGTCTGGCGTACGATAACCTCATCGTCGGTCTTATCGACGGTACCATCGACATGGATAAGTTCATCAAGGGTCTTATTCCCTCGAAGGTCCTCGCAATGGCTAAGACCAACGCCGAAACCGATAAGAAGGGTCTGGAGAACTACCTGGTCGAGCACAATGTTGATCCGGAGTTCGCTGCCAAGGCGAGCGAGGAATTCCAGAAGATCGGCGAGTCGCAGGAGTAACCTGGGCTATAATGAGACCCAAGCAACTCTGAAAGGAATTCGTATGAATACGTTCTCCCCTGCAAACATCGCCGGAATCGCCGCATCATTTTGTTCTGGCGTGGTATTTCGCACGGCTCTCAAGTCAGTACTGATTGGTGCTGCTCCGATTAACCCCATCGTGAGTTTTATCGGTATCAACGCCCTATCACTGGTTCTTGAGAATCATGTGAGCCGCGCCACTTCAAGTTCGGTGCAGGAGATGGTCGACGTTTACAAGAAGACGTCCCAGAAGGTTTCTGAACAAGAAGAAGCCTGATCTCAAGCCCTAGGCCCTCTGTAATATTACAGGGGGCTTAGGGTTTTTCTTTTGAAGGAGTATTATGAACGTACCCACGCGTCCTGAAGGCGCTTATCCGGGTAACTCGGACCGGTCCAAGGAGAAGAAAGACATTACTCCGGTGGCTAAGGCTCGAGTAAAGCGAGAATCCACCGCACGAAAGGTCGTCGGTGAGATCATTCGCGAAGACGCTCGAAGCGTCGGTGAGACAGTTCTCTGGGATGTCATCATCCCTACAGTCAAGAACCTTATTTCCGACACAGTCACTCGTGGCATCGAATCGATGCTCTACGGTGACTCTCGACCTCGGTCGAAGAATACATATTCCGATTACTCGGGGTATTCTCGCCCAAAAGGATCACGAGATCGTCCCGCTGAACGACGTGAGCGACGGTCTGCTCGACAGGCTGAGCCCGAGCGTAATGAGATCATTTTTGACAGTCGTTCTGACGCCTTCGATGTGATTGACCGTATGAGCGATCTAATCGACCAGTACGGCCAGGCATCTCTGGCCGACCTCAACGCACTTATCGGTGCGTCTTCCAACTTCATTGACGATAACTGGGGATGGACCGACATGGGTTCATTCGACGTCCGTCAAGTCCGAGACGGGTTCATGCTGACGCATGACGAACCTCAGTCTCTCAAGCAGCGCTAATATTCAAACACAACTCTGAGAGGACACCATGTCTATTTTCCACAATGCCGCACGAATCGTCGTCAAGCACGCTCCCACCATTCTCACGGGTGCCGGCACGATCGGTCTCGTCGGTACTGCTGTTCTGGCAAGCCGAGCCACGCTTACCTACAAGGAACTCATCGCAGACGAGGTCATGGTCATCACGGATGGCCCCAACCTCATGAAGCGCAACGAGCACTACACTGAAGAGGAGTTCCGCAAGGACCGCATCGTCTGCTACAGCCGTATCGCGACGAAGACGATCAAACATTACGGCCCGACGATCGCTCTCGGTGTCGCTTCAGTGGCGGCCTTCTGGTGGAGCCACTCGATTCAGTCGAAGCGTATTGCTGGCCTTGCGGCCGCGTACACCGCTCTGGACGCCTCCTACCGCAAGTACAAGAAGTCGGTGGCTTCCGTTATTGGCGAGGAGTCCATGAAGAAGGTCGAGGAGAAGATTCTTGACGACGTCGTGTTCACGGATGAACCGTTCGAGTACGACAAGATGGCTGAGTCGGTTATTCCGGAGTACTCTCCGTACGCTCGCATCATCGACGAGACTTCCAGCGTCTGGGATCCTTCGGATGACATCACCGAGCTGAACATCCACGCTCAGCTCAACTACATGAACGATGTTCTCCGAACTCGAGGATATCTGTTCCTGTCCGACGTCTACGACGCTCTCGGCATCCCTCGCACGCCCGCTTCTCAGGTTGTGGGCTGGCTCTGGAAGAAGGGTGACGGCGATCACTACGTGTCCTTCGGAGACATCGAGGGCCACCGCATCCGGTTCTGGGACGATTCCCGTCGTCGCGAGGTGGCAAACTACCTCCTCGACTTCAACGTGGATGGAGAGATCGTCAATGAAATCTAATCTTGTCATTTCCTTCGCCGCGGGTCTTGTCGCGGGTGTGACGGTCGCATATCTTCTGATCACTGACCGACTCCAGCGTCAGATGGACCAGGAGATCGAGGAGCGCGTCGACGAAGTCGAGAAGAGCGCCTTCCAGGAATACCGTGAGAACATCGACAAGATCACGGCCATGTACGAGAAGAAGGCCCTCGTGGCCGATCAGGAGAATCCGGAGAAGAAGATCTCTGATATTGAGATCCTCGATCCCGAAACGTTCCAGCAAGGAGCACTCGGCTACGAGTTCTTCGAAGTCGACTGCTACGTCAACGACAACGTGGTGGCCGACGACGACGGAAACCGAATGAAGGAGACCGCTAGGGAGCTTATCGGTGCAGACGCCATGACCAGTGGCGGTGCCTACGGTGCAGATCCTAATGAAGTGTATGTGCGGAACCACAAGTACCGCATGGACCTTCACGTCCATCTTCTGGATGTAGACTGGGTCGAGGATATCGATCTGGGGGATTACTACTACATCCCGGATGAAGAGGACGACGATTCCGAATGATCACAGGAGAGGGATATTTCAAATACCTTCTCCGACTTGTCGGCGCAGATTACCTTCTCGATCAATGCAAGGTCCTTCATGAGATCGCATTCCAGTGGTGGATTCCGCTGGACGGTAATCTGGAGTCCGATGGCAAAGCACTCCGCGATTACTACGAGTACGAGACTGGTTACGTATATGACGGTGACAACCCGATTTACGCAACCATGCTCGAGGTACTCGTAGTTCTCGCTAGCAAAATGGATGCGACTATTGGTGGTAGGGACGACACTCCTGCCACCGCGTTCAGGGTTCTGATGAGGAACCTCGACATCGACTACAATACCGATGAAGAAACCGTTAGCGCTACGGTTCGCGATATTGTAGAGAGGAATTACGACCGGTTTGGCCACGGTGGTATATTCCCGAATCGTCGAGGCCTCATCGACCCGGCGCAAACGTCGCTTCTTGACCAGCTATCCATGTGGTGCGTTCAGGAGAAGTATATTATCTAGGAGAAGCAGTGGATTTCGTTACCCCGCGCCAGCGGGCTTCAAAGAATGGGGTTGTGGAGATCTACCCCGACTTTCGAGTCGCAAGATCTACCGATATCCTTGTTCAAGGGGGCTCGTTCGTAGCTGTGTGGGACGAGGAGAAGGGTCTATGGAACACCGATGAGTTTCGAGTAGTCGAGCTCATCGATCGAGAGCTTCGTGATTTCGCGAAGACTCTTGAGGGTTCCTATCAAGGCGGTACGCGGTTCCAGTTCTTGGGGGATTACGCCTCTAAGAGCTGGACCGCTTATCGCAACTGGATTTCCTCCATGCCGGACACAGTCAGGCCACTGGACCGGAAACTCACATTCGCGAACACTGAGGTGCGGAAGGAGTCCTACGCGACTCATCGTCTACCCTACGCGCTCGCGGAAGGATCTCATGATAATTGGGATCTTCTTATTTCCACGCTGTATGACGAAGAAGAGCGCCGTAAGATCGAATGGTCTATCGGTGCCATTGTCACGGGTGCCTCACGCACTCTGGACAAATTCGTTGTGCTGTACGGCAAGCCTGGATCTGGTAAGTCGACGCTCATCAATATTCTGATGCAGCTCTTCGAGGGCTACTACACAGCGTTTGATGCAGCATCACTTGCCAAGTCTAACAACGCATTCGCAGCTGCAGCGTTCAAGACAAACCCGATTGTCGCATTCCAGCATGATGGTGATCTGAGTCGTATCGACGACAACACTCAGCTTAATTCGATCATTTCCCACGAGGAGATGCAGATTAACGAGAAGTTCAAGCCGACGTATATGACTCGGATCGACTCATTTCTGTACATGGCTACCAACAAGCCGGTACAGATCACGGATGCTCAGTCTGGTATCATCAGACGTCTGATCGATATTTCACCCACGGGTAACAAGATCTCTCCTATAGAGTACCGCGAACTCATGGACGGAATCACTCGAGAGCTTGGAGCCATTGCATATTACTGTGCGGAGGTATTCGAGAGTCTCGGCAAGACGTATTATAAGGACTACCGTCCTCTGCAGATGATGTATAAGACTGACGTGTTCTACAACTTCGTTGAGGATGCATATTTCGAGTTCGAGAGTGCGGAGTTCGTTACTCTCAATTCGGCGTATGAGACCTACAAGCGATATTGTGAGCAAGCATCTGTTCAGTACGTGCTGCCACGTCACCGGTTCCGTGAGGAACTGAAGAACTACTTCGTCGAGTTCCATGATCGGACTCGAATCGACGGCAAGCAGTTCAGGAACGTATATTCCGGATTCAAGACCGATAAGTTCGCTCAGGCGAATCTTGTTGAGAGCCCGGAACAGCAGTACACCATCGAGCTGAAGGTATGTCCTAGCGTCATCGACGAGCTATATGCTGATTGCCCTGCGCAGTATGCGAAGGATGGCAAGCCAGCTAAGCGATGGGATGACGTTACAACAACTCTGAAAGACATCGACACAACCAAGGAACACTATGTCCAGATACCTGAGAACATGGTTGTTATTGACTTCGATCTTAAAGATCCAAGCGGTAACAAATCTCGTGAGCGAAATGTGGCAGAAGCGTCCAAGTGGCCTCCGACATACGCTGAGACCTCCCGTTCCGGAGGAGGAATTCACCTCCATTACCTACTGGGAGACCCCGAGCTCGAATACGCTAAGGAGTATGCTCCCGGAATCGAGATCAAACGATTTACCGGAAAGACCGCCCTCAGACGTAAGTACCTGGTTTCGAATGGAATGTCTGTCGGAACTGCGCCGGATGATCTCCCTAGGAAGGCTCCGAAGGTGATCCGCGAAGACGTAGTCAAGACAGAGCAAGGTCTTCGAAACCTTATTGCTCGGAACCTCCGCAAGGAGATCCATCCCGGGACCAAGCCTTCGGTGGAGTTCATCAAGAAGATTCTCGATGATGCTTCCGCAAGCGGTTTGGTGTACGACGTCACTGATGCGAGGAATTCAATCATTGCATTCGCGATGCGATCGACGCACCACGCTCAGTACTGCCTGAAGCTGGTCCAGCAGATGAAGTTCAAGAACGACTCGGAAGAACCAGTGGCTCCTGTCGCTGACGGAGACATCTATTTCTTCGACATCGAGGTGTTCCCGAATCTCTTCGTGATCTGTTACAAGAAGCGTGGCGATAAGAACAAGCTGCGTCTTATCAACCCCACTGCCGAACAGGTCAAGACTCTGCTGGGCGCCAAGTTGGTGGGCTTCAACAACCGTCGCTATGACAACCATATTATCTACGCGGCTACGTTGGGGTACAACAACAAGGAACTCTACATGGTCTCGAAGAGGATCATCGACAAGAGCCCGAACTCTTATTTCTCCGAGGCGTACAACGTCTCGTACACGGACATCTACGACTTCTCCTCGAAGAAGCAGAGTCTGAAGAAGTGGGAGATTGAGCTTGGCCTGAAGCACCAGGAACTCGACCTTGACTGGGATCAGCCGGTCCCGGAAGAGTTGTGGGACACGGTGGCGGATTACTGCGACAACGACGTGGATGCCACGGAGGCAGTATTTGAACACCTCCAGGACGACTGGACTGCTCGTCAGATGCTGGCACGTATTTCCGGGCTTACAGAGAACCACTCTACGAACTCTCACACATGTCGAATCATTTTCGGCACGGAGAAGAACCCTCAGAAGGATTTCGTCTACACGAATCTTTCGGAGATGTTCCCGGGATACCACTTCGACGGTTTCAAGTCCACATATCGTGGAGAGGTGACTGGCGAAGGCGGCTATGTCTACGCAGAGCCAGGTATTCACCACAACGTGGCTCTACTGGATGTCGCGTCGATGCATCCGACCTCGCTTGAGCAGCTGAACCTGTTTGGGCCCTACACCAAGCGATTCAGCGACATCAAGAAGGCACGTATCCTGGTAAAGCATAATGAGCTCGACAAGCTCGAAGGTCTCTTCGATGGAGCGCTCATGCCGCTTATTCGGGAAGGTGTCGACACGAATGCCTTGGCATTTGCTCTGAAGATCGTTATCAACTCTGTATACGGTCTGACGAGCGCCAAGTTCGACAACCCCTGCAAGGATCCGCGTAACGTCGACAATATTGTCGCGAAGCGTGGAGCCTTGTTCATGATTGACCTCAAGCATTACGTGCAGGAGGAACTTGGTTACACCGTCGCTCATATTAAGACGGACTCAATTAAGATTCCGAATGCCACGCCTGAGGTTATTCAGGCTGTCATCGACTTTGGTAAGAAGTACGGCTACGATTTCGAGCACGAAGCTACATACGATCGTATGGCGCTCGTGAATGACGCAGTCTATATTGCCAAGTACGATGAGGAGCACGGCGGAAGCTGGACAGCCACGGGTGCTCAGTTCGCCCATCCGGTGGTGTTCAAGTCCTTGTTCAGCAAGGAGGAGATCACGCCGAACGACTACGCTGAGACTCGAGCAGTTCAGACTGCTATCTACCTCGATTTCAACGAGGCGAACCCCGATGACCACTACCTGCATTTTGTGGGTAAGGTCGGACAGTTCGTCCCCGTCAAGCCTGGCTGTGGAGGTGGTATCGCTTTGCGTAAGAGCGCTAACGGTGATATCAAGGACGCAGTTAATGGCACCAAGGGATATCGTTGGAAGGAGGCGTCAGTCGTTCTGGGTCTCGACCATATCTCAGAGATCGATACTCGGTACTCCGAGGATCTCGTGGAGAAGGCTCGAGAACAGATCGAACAGTTCGGTTCATATGAGGAGTTTGCAGCATGACCTTATTCATCCTCATGGGTATGACGGCCGCCATTACATGGGCCTTAACCAATGCCTATTGGACCGACCGAAACCAAACGGAGATCACCGATCTCTGGACTGCATTTTACAAGGAGATGCAGCAAGTCCGCACGAAGGAGCGTACACGAATTGAATCACTACGAGCGTCAGAAGGAAGAGCTTCGGACTCTGTGCGACCAGGCTCTCGATATGTTAGACGAATTCGCAAATGAGTACCATATTTCCGATGGTACCGTCTTCGCCCTGAAGGGCGATTTCGAACGCGCATTCCGAAAACTGTCCGAGATCCACCGCAACAAGGGCGAAAACAATGGGGACTACGCACATCCAACAGTTGAGTGACGGATCTATGTGGCTAAACTCGGGTTGGCATATCTACCCGATCGACTTCGAATCTCTCGGAGTCAAGCGCCAGGTCATCGCTGAGAAGAAGACCTGCAAGCACGCACGCTACGTCAAGGAGACGTACGAGCTGTCTACGGTCCGATCTCGCAAGGGTAACTCTTACCCCACTCTCATCCATCGACGTAAGTCCTACAACACGCATGGCCGTCGCGATGAGCAAGAATCCATCAACCGCTGTATTTCAGCGCCCCAGACTGAGGACGAGACCCTCACCCGTTTCCTGGACACCGCGTTCCAGGTCACATTCGCACGATAATCTACAACTCACGGAAAGAGGCCTACTATCATGGCAAACCCCCGACTCGAAAACATCGTTCTGTCCGACACCCGCATTTTCTTCCGCAACTTCTCGGGTCAGCCCGACAAGTACAACCGTACCGGCGCCCGCACCTTCGCTTGTGAGGTTCCTCCGGAGTTCGCAGCACAGATGGAGGCTGACGGCATCAACGTCAAGTACTCCAAGGATGTCGACGGTAACCCGGACCCGGAGCGTCCTTACATCGCCGTTAAGGTTCGCTTCGACGTCAAGCCGCCTAAGATCTACATGGTCGAGGATGGCGTCAAGACGCTGCTGTCTGAAGATACGGTCGGTGTCCTGGATTCGGCGGATATCGTCCGTGCGGATCTGGTGATCACGCCTGTCTTCTATGACGTGAACGGCAACACCGGCTTCAGCAACTACCTCAAGACCGGCTACATCACCATCGAAGCCGATGAATTTGCTTCGCGTTACGCCGACATGGAGACGCGATGAAATTCGTCGTCTGGTACGACGTCTGGCTGAAGGGCGAGGAGAAGGACACTAGTCTTCCTTCTCGCCCAACGGTCTGGACTACTTTCGATACCGCGAAGGAAGCCCAGCAGCACGTCGCACGTCTTGCTAATCGTGCGTTTCTCGATGGTCGAACCATCTCAATTACTATTTCCTCCGAGGAGTAACCATGGATGACATCAAGTGGAATGCCCAAGTCTGTCATGGCAATGACGACGATGGGTATACTGAAAGCGCGGTCACTTTTGACACGCGCGATGAAGCCCTTCAGTTCGTTCAGGATTATCTGGATGAGCTGGATACCGCTTGTGAGACGCAAGCGGCCAACAATGGCGTTATTCGCATCTGGAGTAGCGCCGCAACCCAACTGATTGAACTGTAGGAGGTTCACATGGCAATCATGAATCAGGTCCGAGAGCTCGAGGACGGTACCGTTACTGTTCCGCTCTTCGAGCCGTCAACCGTCGACAACCTGTTCCGCCCGACTCTCATGGCTCCCGAAAAGGTCGGCTTCGAGGTCTCGTACCGTCGCGAAGCTGGCGAGTCTATGGGTGGCGACTACCGCCTGGTTATCCTGGTCGGTGATCGTCGGATCGAGACGACCAACCCGAACGATGTCGTCTTCGCTACCTGGTATCCGCGTGGCGGAAAGGGCTGGGCGGAGGCTCTTGCTCACCAGGGTAACAACGACGCCGAGTCGGTCCTCAAGGTTCTCGGTAACCCCGATTATCTGCAGACCGCTCAGGAGAACTCCAAGGCCTATAACGAGCTCATGAAGGGCTTCAAGACCGACTCCCTGTCCGCTTCTCCCCTCAGACGGATGTGATCTGAATGGCTCTGCATCTGCAAACCTGGGTCAAGAAGAGCACCGGCATCGATGTCGTGGAGGTCTCTCTGGAGGACTTCACCGATATCGTGGGGTGGGTTGGTCAGGGTGGCCGACTCACGATCCAGAAGTCTGGCCAGACACTCGTCGAGGTCTACGTCAACGGTGAGACTGCGTCCGTTGGACACCTCATCGTCAAGGATGGTGAGAATTTCTACATCACCACCGAACCCAAACTCAAGGAATACTACTCCAAGAAGTAGTGGAAGGATCTGAAGAAGCATGTCCGTTCGTTACATTTTCCCCAATCATCCGTACGTAGGCTACAGTCTGCACGACGTTGACTGGATTGCTGAGCATCTCGCACTGGGATGGCATATCTCGGCTCTGTGGACGCGGTCTGGTAGTAAGGCCGTCGTCGAGCTCGTGAAGATCTACAACGAGGATGAGTGCTGGCATTTCTTCCACAACCCTGAGGAGCAGTGGCTTATTCTCACGGATGACGGTGTGCCGTTCGATTTCTTCGAATCGCAGACTGACATGGAGGTGGCCGCTCGAGAGATGGCCAACTTTCGTTCGGACGTGCTTCCGAAGATTTCACAGACTGTGATGTGATATTCCTTGGCCCTAGGCTCTCTGTCATCGTGCAGGGGGTCTAGGGCACCCCACACAACTCTGTTCTCAAGAAGCGAAAACTAAAAGGAGCAATTATGGAAACTGGAACCTACGTATTCCGATCTGGCAAATACATCGGATACCCTGTCGAGGATTTCATCAATCTCACAGCCAATCTGAATCCTGCTTGGTCTGTTAAGAGAGAGTACGAAACCGCCGGTCAAATGGTGGTTAAGAACACTTTCTCGATTTTCGACAACACGGGACAGCTTTGGCATGAATTTTCTCATGTCGGAGACCAGTACGTGGCGATTGATCGAAACGGGATTCCCCACGACGCCTACGACTCTCGTACTCAGATGACCCGAACAGATATCGGTATGCTGTCGTCGGTTAAATACTAGAATACTAGGTAGGCCTTGGAGGTCCTTCGGGATCTTCAAGGCCTACTTGGGTTCTATTTTTTCGAAGGAGTTATGATGGGCTGGACAACCCATTACAAGTACACAAACCTCCAGGCACATCCCGATGGTCGGGTGCGTCTGACCGATTCTCTGCGGGAAGTTCCATATCATGACGTGAACGGAACGCGATACGTCAAATTCCGTCACCAGGGTCGTGTGAAGACCAAGACAGTTGCCTCGATCGTATTCGAGACGTTCCGTAAGCGGAGGGTCGGAGATGGTCTGTATGTCTGCCATAAGAATGGGGACTGTACTGACAACTCGATCCAGAATCTCGTGCCCGGGGACCGAGCATATTCGAGGAAGTCATATGCACGGAGGGACGAGAAGATTCTTATCGATCACAATGAGGAATTCGAAGTGTTTTTCGACAGATTGGTTGACTGATGGTTAAATTACATCCACACCAGGAAGAAGCCTTAGAGCGCCTGAAAAGTGGCAAGGTGCTCGTTGGTGGTGTGGGATCGGGAAAGTCTCTTGTAGGCGCTTCCTGGGCCCTTAAACAGCCTAATTCCGGGGGTATTGTAGTGATCACTACTGCACGGAAGCGGGACAGCCTTGAATGGGTGGGGGAGTTTGCGATGGCAGGCTCTGGAATGGAAGGAATCACGGTTGATTCTTGGAATAATATTGCTACATATTCTGATGCTCGTGATACTGTGTTTATCTTCGACGAACAACGAGTAGTCGGTAACGGTAAGTGGGTCAAGGCATTTCTCAAGATCACTAAGCACAACAAGTGGGTCTTGCTGAGTGCTACGCCCGGAGATACATGGTTGGACTATGTGCCCTTATTTCTCGCGAATGGGTTCTACAAGAACAAGACTGAATTCTACGAAGAGCACGTTGTGTGGGATCGCTTTGCACGATACCCTCGCGTCAAGCGCTTTGTGGCAGTTCACCGACTCGAGAAGTTGCGGGGGAGAATACTGGTGGACATGCCGGTGGCAAGACATACCGTGAGGAATCGTATTTACGTTCCTGTCAGGTATCGTGTTACTGAGTACAACGAGATCATGAAGAAGCGCTTTGATCCGTATAAGGGGGAGCCTATCGCTAGTGCGGGGGAGCTCTGCTATGTTTTGCGGAAGTGTGTGAATCAGGATCGAGATCGTCTGGAGGCAGTTCGTGGTATTCTGAAGAAGCGCTCGCGGATCATCGTGTTCTACAACTTCGACTATGAGTTGGAGGCTCTGCGTGAGTTGTCTGATACGTGTGTCGTGAAGGAGTGGAATGGACACAAGCACGAGCCTGTTCCGGATGGCGACCGGTGGGTGTACCTGGTGCAGTATGCGAGTGGAGCTGAGGCATGGAACTGTACGGTCACGGATACGATCGTGTTCTACTCTCTGAACTACTCGTGGAAGGTGATGGAGCAGAGTGAGGGGCGCATCGATCGGATGAACACACCCTTCACAAACCTCTGGTACTACTTCCTCGAGAGTGAATCTGCAATCGATCAGAGCATCAAAACAAGCCTCGCGAGGAAGAAGAAATTCAACGAAAAGGTGTTCGCGGACTCATTTTGGGGGTAATTGGAACGTACTACAGGTGTGACAAAAAACTGTCACAAAACTGTCACAGAAAGGGTTTCTTTACCATTTCTTTACCTTTTAGGTCAATGTTGTGTACGACTTTTGGCCAAAGTGTGACAAAAAAGTGTCACAGTGTGACAGTTTTGTGACAGTTTTGTCACAGGACTTTTCGTTGGAATTGCAAGGAAAAGTCGCTGTCTGTGACAGTTGTGACAGTTTTTTTCTAATTAAGTATAAGAAAAAAATTGTATTTTATAAAGGCTTGTGGACCCTAACTGTCACACAAAACTGTCACACCCAAGTTGAATGCCACTCTTCTGCAAATCTTCGGGGTCCGGGGAAGACTGTAGAGGTTCTATCCAGTTCGTGATAGAACGTCATATTGCCCGGACCAAACATTTTTCTCGACCGCTTTTAGGTGTAGTACGTTCCAGACGCTCGAAAACTTGGGCTATAATAGGAGAGAAAGGCAAAATACGCCATTTTCACACACTACACCCCAGACACCAGAAGGAGCAAACAGGTGTCATTAGTTTTGGAATCTCAGTACCAAGCTGAGCTCATCAAGAAGCTCAAGCGAATGTTTCCTGGGTGTATCGTTCTCAAGAACGATCCGAACTACATCCAAGGCTTCCCCGACCTCACTGTAATGTTCGAACGCCACTGGGCTGTCCTGGAAGTCAAGCGAGCTAGGAACGCGCCGCTCCGCCCGAATCAGGAGCACTACGTCTCGAAGGCATCGCATATGTCTTTCGGCGCAGTCATATACCCGGAGAACGAACAGGAGGTGCTCCGTGCACTTTCACGACTATTCTTCTCTTAACGGAACACATGCCATTTTGTCTGCCAGCAAGTACAGCTGGCTCAACTACGACTCTGAAAAGATGGCTGCAACGTTCCGTACTGCTCAGGCAGCAGCCCTTGGCACACGACTCCACGAGCTCGCCGCAGAACATATTCGTCTGCGCATTCGAATGCCACGAAACAATGCAACGTTCAACCGGTACGTCAACGACGCCATCGGTTACTGCATGACCCCCGAGCAAGTTCTCTTCTACTCGATGAACGCGTACGGTACAGCCGACGCAATCTTATTCGATGAGAAGAAGAACTTCCTCAGGATCCACGACCTTAAGACCGGTTCCGGACGCGTCAAGATGGATCAGCTCATGATCTATCAAGCGTTCTTCTGTCTCGAATACCATATCTCGCCATTCGACATCGAGAGCGAGCTTCGCATCTACCAGAACGATGATGTGATGATTCTCAATCCCGAAGCAAGCGATGTTCGCTCCATCATGGATCGAGTTGTGGAATTCGATCAATTAATCGAATCACTCAAGGAGGACAGCATTGGCTGAGGAACTTGCCCACTATGGTATTCTTCGTCGGTCTGGCCGGTATCCTTGGGGATCCGGTAAGGACAAGTACCAGCGCTCCGTATCCTTCCAGGGTATGGTAGCTGACCTAAAGAAGCAAGGCCTCTCGGAAACGGAGATCGCCAAGGCTTTCGACATGACAACTTCACAGCTCAGAGCGACCAAATCCATGGCCGCCAACGAACGCAAAGCTGAAGAGGTGGCTCGTGTTCTTAAGCTGAAGGAGAAGAACCTTTCGAATGTTGCGATCGGTAAGAAGCTCGGACTCCCCGAATCTACCGTCCGTAACTACCTGAAGCCCAACGCCGATGCTCGACAGGATGCAGCCCGAACGACCGCAGATCTCGTCAAGAATGCGGTCGACAAGCATAAGTATGTTGAGTTTGGTTCTGGTGTTGAATCTATTCTCGGGGTCAGCACCACCCAACTAAACACTTCCATTGCTATGCTCGAGTCTGAGGGCTACCGTGTCGAACACGCCCATATTCGTCAGGTTGGTACTAAGGAATCCACCAATATCAAGGTTCTGGTCCCCCCAGACGTGACTCGACGAGAGCTCATGGAGCATCTTGGCGATATTCACACCCTGGGTGTCGCAGTCAAGCCCGATGGTACGAAGCTCGGCATTCAGAAGCCGGTGTCGTTGGATTCCTCTAGACTGAAGGTCCGATATGCCGAAGACGGAGGTACGTCTATGGACGGTACCATTCAAATCCGTCGAGGGTGCAAGGACCTGAATCTTGGCGAAGCTAGCTACGCCCAGGTTCGAATCCCGGTGGACGGAACTCACTTCTTGAAGGGTATGGCTCACTATAGTGATAACATGCCTCCAGGTGTCGATGTCATATTCAACACCAACAAGACTCGAGACACGCCGAAGATGGACACCCTCAAGAAGCTGAAGGATGATCCGGACAACCCTTTCGGTGCGGTCATCAAGCGTCAGGTATTTTACAATGATGGCGGAAAGGATAAACTCTCCCCGCTCAACATTGTGAATGAGGAAGGCAACTGGAAGGATTGGAGTAAGACTCTATCCTCTCAGTTCCTGTCCAAGCAATCCACCCACATGGCCAAGCAGCAGCTTGACAAGGCTGCCCAGAAGCGTCATGACGAGTTTATGGACATCATGAAGCTTGACAATCCTGCGGTGCGAAAGAGGCTCCTCGCCGATTTTGCAGACGGATGTGATGCTGATTCAGTAAATCTGAAAGCTGCATCACTACCCCGTCAGTCATCTAAGGTCATCCTTCCGGTACCTTCGCTGAAGCCTACCGAGATCTATGCCCCCGACTACCGTGACGGTGAGACCGTGTGTCTAGTTCGTTACCCCCATGGCGGTACGTTCGAGATCCCTACCGTGACTGTTAACAACAAGCACAAAGGCGGTCAAGCGATCCTCGGCAAGAACCCTAAGGATGCCATCGGTATCCACCCCAAGGTGGCGGAACGTCTTTCCGGAGCTGACTTCGACGGTGACACTGTGGTTGTTATTCCCGTCAACAGTCAGGTGAAGGTAAAGACATCCCCACCCCTTAAGGGTCTCCAAGGCTTCGACCCCAAGGCTGCATATCCTGGTTACCCAGGTATGAAGAAGATGGGTGAGAAGGAGAAAGGACGCCATATGGGTGTGGTGTCGAATCTTATTACGGACATGACTCTCGGCGGTGCGAGCGCCGAGGAACTTGCCCGTGCGGTTCGGCACTCCATGGTCGTCATCGATGCGCCAAAGCATGGTCTTGACTGGAGGACTTCTGAAGCGGACAACGATATTCGTGGTCTTAAGAAGAAGTATCAGGGCGGACGTGGCGCAGCAACCCTTATTTCCAGGGCCCGCGGTCCTGTGTATGTGGACGAGATCCGCCTACGCAAAGCTTCGGAAGGTGGTCCGATTGACCCCGCCACTGGAAAGAAGGTCTATGTCAAGACAGGACGCCAGTATCTTGATAAGAAGACTGGTCAAATTGTCAAAGCTCAGACCAAGACCCAGAGACTTAAAGTTACAGAGGATGCGCGAGATCTTATTTCCGATGGTAACCGCCCCATGGAAAGGATTTATGCGGATTATTCTAATGGCATGAAGTCCCTGGGTAACCGAGCTCGACGGGAACTTATTTCTACTAAGATCCCCAGGAAGAACCCCGAGGCTGCTAAGAAGTACGCCACTGAGGTTGAGGAACTCAAGTCGGCTATTAAGTTGGCTTCTATGAATGCTCCCCGTGAAAGGCAAGCCCAGATCATTGCTAACGCAGTGATCAAGGCAAAAACTGCAGACAGAGAAGTGTCTTCTGAAGAATATAAAAAGATCTCCAGACAGGCCATCTCAGCAGCCCGCCTCAGAACAGGGGCCTCTAGGAAAGAGTCCCTCATAGAGCTCACAGACCGTCAATGGGAGGCCATTCAGGCAGGTGCCCTATCAGCCTCTGCTATGGAAGCTGTAGTACGCTATAGTGACCTAGAGAAGCTCTCAGATAGGGCTATGCCTAGGACCAAGACCCCTGTGTCTGCTAATGTAGCTAGTAGGGCTAAGGCCATGGCCCGTAATGGGGCCACTACTAGTGAGGTAGCTGACGCACTAGGCATCAGTACTAGTACAGTACTAGAGCTAGTGAGGTGATGGTGTCATGGCTCTGTACCTAACGACTGACGACAATCCGTTCAGTCCTGTTGATGACTACGAACAGTGGTCGAAGTTCGATCGCGATCATGGCTACAACACTGATGCGTTAGTAGCAAGAATCGTTGGTCCAATTGACTTCGACCTCCCTGAAGTTGTCATCAACGATGCGTTTGATGACGCTATTCGTTGGATCGTTGAGTGGAATCCTACAGGAAACTACAAAATGATAAGCGAATAGCGACACCGGGGGGAGGGGTCTCGCAAATTCCCCCCCCCCCACGCATCGCCGGCCTCTTTCATTTTTCCCCGCGGGGATATTTTGGATTCGAACCTTGGGTTCTGTGATGTCCTAGAGAACTGGTTGCTTCTTCCCAGTAGGATTTTTCAGAGTTGGTCCGCGCTCTAGGACGTCCCAGAACTCAAGGTAACTCTGTCGAAAGGAACGAAAACTCGTGGCGCGGAAGTCAAAAGCCCCGCGCACTCCCGAAGAATCGGAAAACATGATGATCAATCTCGCAGTGGCATTGGCCGAGAAGCAGCTGCGAGACGGAACGGCATCGCCTTCCACGATCAATCACTACCTCAAGCTAGCTGGCGAACGCGACAAGCTCGAAAGAGAGAAGCTTCGTCAGGAAACCGAGCTCGTCAAGGCGAAGGCCGACAGTATTGCTTCGGCTGCTCGTACTGAAGAGCTCGTTAAGGAGGCCGTCGAGGCCATGAGGAGGTATTCCGGTGGATCGGATGACGTATTCTGAATGTATCGAACTCCCAACATTCGAGGAACGCTATCGCTACCTACGCCTAACAGGCGTAGTCGGCGAACAAACGTTTGCACATCAGAGACATCTGAATCAAACGTTCTATACGTCTAGGGAGTGGCGCGATCTACGTAACCATATCATCACTCGAGACTTCGGAAGAGATCTTGCGTGTGAAGGCTACGAAATCTTTGATGCGATTTACATACATCACATCAATCCAATCACTCCCGATGACGTACTGCATCGAAGTAAGTCGCTCCTAGATCCTGAGAATCTTATTACTGTGTCACTAGATACTCATAATGCGATTCACTACGGGACTCTGGAGACCTCACGGTTCGTCGGGCACGTCCGAACGGAAGGAGACACCATTCTATGGTGAGCATACTTCAAAGCGTTAAGGACTATCTTGGCATTGAAGAAGACGATACTTCATTCGATGGCGCTATTTCGGGTCACATCGAAGTGTCGGTATTCACCCTCGGTCAAATTCTGACCGAGACACCTGAATACACGCTGGATACGAATGCCGCGTCGATCCCCAAGGAAGTCCTGATGTATATTAAGCTTTCCACCAAGCTTCTCTTCGATCCTTCTGCTTCGGCAACGGTACAGGATGCGATTACGAAGGCGAAGAACGAACTCGAATGGAGAATGAGCGTTGATACGCCTTACCTCGAATGAACTTGCCCATTTCGGTGTAAAAGGTATGCGCTGGGGTGTCCGAAAGAAGATAGATCGTAATCCTCGAAAGAGTGTTTCCGAGATGTCCAATCAGGAGCTTCAAGATCATATCACTCGGGTCAATCTCGAGCGCCAATACGCAGGTCTTAAGCCGAAAAGGGCGCCTTCCAGACTTATCACTAAGTATCGAGATAAGTTTGAAGATAAACTAACAAACGCTGCGGCACAAATGTCGCTGAATGCTGTAATGTCATCTGGCGATTTTGTAATGAGTCAGCTAAAAAATCCAGACTCTCGAGTATACACCAAGTATGGAGAACAGATCTACAATGTCTACAAGAATCACATTCGCAGATGAACTCGTCCATTTCGGCGTCAAGGGCATGAAGTGGGGTGTCCGCAAGAATTCAAATTCCAGAATGGCTCGAAAGGCAGGACGACAAGCAGCCAAGCTACACTATAAAGCGGTTAATCCAGTTTCGATCAGAAGCACCAGAAACCGATTGGGCAAGATTGCTTCGGCAAAAAGTTTGATCGACAAGCATAAGGATAATGCGGAATTTGTCGAAGGTTACCGCGACTTTGCATCCAAGGTAGTTCGTATGCATGACGGGGTTACTGGAGCTCAACTTCGTAAGCAGGACCCGGTTGCTCGAGCAGGAGCTCAGGAGCTACTCGAAGGTTTGATTCGTCATTACGAAAAAGACTTCAAGCAACGAATGCGAGACATTGATCAAATCAATGCCGGAACCTACAAACCGAAGCCAGGGGACTATGGATACAAGAATTAGGTTCGTAGATGACAAACTTGCCCATTTCGGTGTAAAAGGTATGCGCTGGGGCGTCCGCAACAGCCGCCCCGAAGGCGTATCACGATCCACCAACCGTGCCGCCAAGAAGGACGCCAAGGAGTTTACCCGCGCCAAGATGTATTATGGTGAAGGAGCTGGCAATAGACGAAAGCTGATCAAGGCTAAAGTCGCCCAGCGCTCTAAGGATCCTTCGTATAAGAAGGCGTTCGATCACCATGTGGCCAATACAAATTGGGAAACGCGAGGCAAAGAGGCACGTTCTAAACGGGGCCGCGCCGACGCCGTAAAGGGTGCCGGCAAGGCCGCTCGCGGCGTCAAGAACGTCGCACTTGGCAACTACCGAAACGTCGGTATCGGGATTCTGGGTGCTGCGGCTATCTTTAAGGGCGGACAGGCTCTAGGTATCGTCCCATCAAATTCTGTTATCAAAGATCGAGCGACAGCTGCAGGTCGATCGGTATATAACAAAGCACGAACGATTAAGGTCTCCGAGGTCAGATCCAAGGTTAGCGGGTTTGCTGATCGACAGCGCAACAAGGATTTCTACGACCAATTCAGAGCCGCAGGAATTAAGATCTGACATGCTTTCCAACACAGAAACTCCGAAATACTACGCGGAGTTCCGAGATGCAGTAATCCGAGGAGACATACCTGTGTGCCAGGAGGTCTCTAAGGAGATGAACCGGATCGATCAGCTGATCGAAAACCCTCGGTACTACTACGACAGTACCGCCATTGACGGTTTCATCGATTACTGTGAATCGGAACTCACTCTGACCGATGGTTCCCCAGTTAAGATGCTCCCATCTTTCAAGCTGTGGGCGGAGTCGCTTCTGTCATGGTTCTACTTCGAAGAACTATCTGTGTACGAGCCTTACGCAGACGGACACGGTGGCCACTATGTCACAAAGCGTATTAAGAAGCGACTCGTTAACAAGCAATACCTGATTGTCGCCCGAGGTGCGGCCAAGTCCATGTACGCAGCATTCCTGCAAGCATACTTTTTGAACATCGATACCTCGTCTACCCACCAGGTAGCGACAGCACCTACTATGGCACAGGCAGAAGAGACACTGTCTCCTATGCGCACCGCTGTAGCTAGAGCTCCAGGTCCTTTGTTCAAGTTCCTGACCGTAGGATCCCTACAGAACACGACGGGTAACCGAGCGATGCGCCAGCAGCTGGCCTCTACCAAGAAGGGCATTGAGAACTTCCTCAATGGCTCCCTGGTCGAGGTCCGCCCGATGCGCATCGACAAGCTTCAGGGCCTCCGAACCAAGGTCAATACGGTTGACGAATGGTTGTCGGGCGACGTTCGTGAGGACGTTGTAGGCGCTCTGGAACAGGGTGCATCGAAAATTGACGACTGGGTGATCGTAGCCATCTCGTCTGAAGGTACCGTTCGTAACTCCGTAGGTGATAGCATCAAAATGGAACTTGCGAAGATCCTAAAAGGCGAGTACTATGATCCGCACACATCCATCTGGCACTACAGGTTGGATGATGTGAGCGAGGTAGCCAATCCCGACATGTGGATGAAGGCACAGCCGAACATAGGTAGGACCGTATCGTATGAGACCTATCAGCGAGATGTGAATCGAGCCGAGAACGTCCCAGAAGCTAGGAACGACATCCTAGCCAAGCGATTCGGGATCCCGATGGAAGGCTATACGTACTTCTTCACGTACCAGGAGACCCTCCCGCAAAGGAAGAGAGAATTCTGGGGGATGCCATGTTCGATGGGTCTGGACCTTTCGCAAGGCGACGACTTCTGCGCGTTCACATTCCTGTTTCCGCTAACCACGGATAGCTTCGGGGTAAAGACAAGATGCTACATCTCGTCAAGAACTCACCTCAAGCTTCCTGGAGCAGCCAGAGAGAAGTACGAACACTTCATCCGAGAAGGATCGCTTCGAGTCTTGGACGGAACCATCCTGGACATGATGGAAGTCTATGACGATGTCGTATCGTTCATTGAAGAGAACGAATTCGATGTTCGATCCGTAGGCTTCGACCCGTACAACGCTAAGGACTTTATCATGCGATGGGGTACCGAGCACGGCGAGTACGGGATCGTCAAAGTCATTCAGGGTGCCAAAACGGAATCGGTCCCTCTCGGTGAGCTGAAAGCACTCGCTCAAGATCGACACCTCCATTTCGATCAGGAACTCATGTCGTATGCCATGGGTAACTGTATCGTCATTTCGGATACTAACGGTAACCGAAAGCTCTATAAGAAACGCGCGGATCAAAAGATTGACGCGGTCGCGGCTATGATGGATGCGCTTGTCGCATATAAGCAGAACCGTGATGAGTACGAATAGAAAGGAGGTGACATGGGTCGTCTCGCACACGCATGGAATGCGTTCATGAATCCCGATACTACAGAGTCTCCTTTCAGCGTCGAACTTCGTTCCAGTGCACCAATGACGAGGACACCTCTCCGGTATATTCCGCAATCCAACATCATCGACACTATTTTCAATCAGATCGCTGTCGATGTTTCCAAGATCGGCATCAGGCATGTTCGGTGTGACTACGACAATACGTATATGGAAGACCTGTCTACAGGCCTTAACGATTGTCTCACGGTAGCGCCGAACGTAGATCAGACCCCTCGGTCATTTATCCAAGATCTATGCCTGACCATCCTAGAAGAAGGGGTTGCGGCCGTCGTACCGACGGAGTACTCCTCATCACCAGTGGGATCTAACGCGTATGACGTATATACGCTAAGGGTTGGACGAGTCGCTCAGTTCAAGACAACTTCTGTAGTGGTGGATGTCTATAACGAACTGACGGGTAATCGAGAGCAGGTCGAACTACCTAAGCGATTGGTCTCGATCGTACAAAATCCGCTGGGAGCAATCACATCCAATAAAGGGTCGCTGGCTTCGAGACTCAGCTCGAAGCTTCGTATCCTGGATACGATTGACAATGCTGCCGCTGGTAAGAAACTCGATCTTATCGTTCAGCTTCCATATACAGTTCGAACCGAACGGCGTAGAGAAGAAGCTGAAAAGCGGATGAAGGATGTCGAGAAGCAGCTATCCAATGGTCAGTTCGGTATTGCATATATGGACGCCGCCGAGAAGTTCACTCAGCTTAATAGGCCTGCGGAGAACAACCTGCTCGAGCAGATCAAGTATCTGACTCAGCAGCTGTACAACACCCTCGGTATGCCCGAAGCCGTGTTCAACGGCACTGCGGATGAACAAACCATGCTTAACTACTATAATCGCACGATTGAACCCATCATCGCCGAGATTACAGCCAGCATGGCAAAGACGTTCATCACAAAAACTGCGCGATCTCAAGGACAGACGGTCAAATACTTCAGGGACCCGTTCCAAAATGTATCGATCGCCAAGGTTTCAGAGATCGCGCAAAGCATGGTCACTACTCAGATCATGACACCAAACGAGGTTCGTTCATATCTTGGACTCCCTCGAAGTGAGGAACCGGTCGGAGACTCACTCAGCAACCCTAACATCAACCCTATGGACGAAGGTTCTGAACCTCCGCCCGATGAACCAATGGAAGAGGAAGAGAATGACGAATTCGTTTGATTTCTCAGGTTGGGCTACCAAGAACGATATTCGATGCAGTGACGGCAGGACCATCCGACACAATGCCTTCGCCGATAACGACGGAGACATTGTTCCCTTGGTTTGGCAGCATGGTCACGGGAACCCCGAAAACGTTCTGGGACACGTTCAGCTCGAGAACCGATCGGAAGGCGTTTACGCCTATGGATTCTTCAACGATACGCTAGCGGCCGCCCATGCTAAGGAGCTGCTGAAGCATGGCGATGTGGATTCCATGTCCATTTTCGCCAACAAGTTGACCCAGAGTGGAGGCGATGTCAAGCACGGCAACATCGTCGAGGTTTCTCTGGTTCTGGCTGGTGCTAATCCCGGCGCCAAGATCGAAAACATCGCCCTCGCCCATGGTGATGGCACCTACGAGACTACAGATGAGGCCTACATTATGACCGGCGAACACATTTCCCACGCAACCGAACCCACCAACTCGTCTTCTGGCGAAAAGACCGTCCAGGACATCGTCGACTCCATGACCGACGAGCAGAAGGACGTCCTCATGTTCCTCATCGGAAAGGCCGCTGAGGGAGCAACTGGCTCTGAAGAGCCTGACAAGGAAGGAGCCCCCGTGGCACACAGCAACATCTTCGAAAACGATGACACGCCCACCGACAACGACGCCCTGTTCCACTCGGCTATCGTAGACGCGTTCACCGACGCTTCCCGCCGTAACGCGAGTTCGCTCCGTGACGTCTTCATGGACGTCGCCGAGTCCAACGGCCTCTCGCACTCGGACATTGCGCACGCCGAGAAGACCTACGGCATTTCCAACATCGACCTTCTGTTCCCCGACGCCAAGAACCTTGACGTTCCGCCGGCCTTCATCGACCGCGACCAGTCTTGGGTTAAGCCGGTCCTGAACGGTACTCACCACACGCCCTTCACCCGCATCAAGTCGATGCAGGCTGATATCACGGCAGATGAGGCCCGAGCCAAGGGCTACATCACCGGTTCGCGTAAGAAGGAAGAGGTCTTCAAGCTTCTGAAGCGCACCACCGGCCCGACGACGATCTACAAGAAGCAGAAGTTCGATCGTGACGACCTGCTGGACATCACTGACTTTGATGTAATCGCATGGGTCAAGGCTGAGATGCGTAACAAGCTGGACGAGGAACTCGCCCGCGCCATCCTGATCGGCGATGGTCGTTCGAACAGCGATCCTGACAAGATCAACGAGGAGAATATTCGTCCCATCCTCAAGGAGGACGACCTCTACTGCATCAAGAAGGATCTCGGCGCCGGTAAGTCTGTCGACCGGATCATCGATGAGCTCATCCGTGCTCAGGACGACCTGGAGGGTACCGGCACCCCGACGATGTTCTGCGCTAAGTCCTTCGTCACTGACATGCTCCTGCTCAAGGACAATCAGGGTCACTACCTGTACCCGACGAAGCAGGCGCTCGCGGATCGTCTTGGCGTTACCGCCATTGTCGACGTCCCGCAGATGAAGGGTCTGAAGACCGGCGCAGCGAACGACAAGGACGTTCTGGCCATCATCGTCAACCTGTCCGACTACAACGTCGGTACTGACAAGGGCGGCGAAGTTACTATGTTCGACGACTTTGACATTGATTTCAACCAGCAGAAGTATCTGCTGGAAACGCGCGTCTCGGGCGCGCTCACGAAGGTCAAGTCGGCCATGGTCGTCACCAGCACGACTGTTCAGCCCGCCTGATGAAGTTTTCCGGGCGGGTCGGCATTGCCGTTGAGCAAGAGACGTCCCCCGGAGTCTTCGAGGAGACCATCGAGCCCAGGAACTGTCGTGGAGATCTCATACGCCTTACCCGACGTATGAACACATCTCCCGTGGTTCCTGGGCTCTCCATGGGGAACACGTTCTCGTTCATCGCGGATCCGTACATGCTTGATAACTTCCTCAACATCCGTTACATCGAGTGGCGAGGGATCAAGTGGGCCGCCACATCGGTAGAGCTTCAGCGCCCTAGGATTCTAGTCACTGTCGGAGGGGGCTACAATGCGTAGCGACTTCCACGCTAGACTTCAGGCGCTAGCTCCAGGATACCGAATTTACTTCCAGCCGCCGAGCGACGTCAAAATGGCATACCCAGCTATCGTGTACGAGCTCGATAGGGTTGTGAAGAAACGTGCCGATAACAGGACCTACCTGCAAGATCGGCGCTACCAGGTGAAGCTCATCACCAAGAACCCAGATGATCCAGTCTTCGATGCGCTAGCATCACTGGTCCACTCTGAGTTCGAACGACATTTTACCTCAGATACGTTGAACCACTTTGTGTTCAACATCTATGACGTTAAGGAGTGACCATGACCGCACTGGTGTGGGACAAGACCGGCGAGCACGTCTACGAAATGGGTGTTCGCCATGGCGTGCTTTACAAGTACGACAAGTCGACAAAGAACTACAAGAATGGCGTGGCCTGGAACGGTCTGACGACCGTCACCATGTCGCCCGAGGGTGCTGAGTCGAACGCAACCTATGCGGATGACATCAAGTACCTGGACCTGATCTCCGCAGAGGAGCTCAAGTTCACAATTGAAGCGGTGACCTACCCCGACGAATTCGCCGAGTGTGATGGCACCGCCATGATCTCCGACGGCGTCTTCATTGGTCAGCAGGAGCGCGCCCGATTCGCGTTCTGCTACTCGACCAAGGTCGGCAACGATCAGGATTCCGAGACTGGCTACAAGCTGCACATCGTGTACAATGCCACCGCGGCTCCTTCTGAGCGTGCGTACGCAACGGTCTCCGACTCCCCCGAAGCGATCTCCTTCTCTTGGGAGTGCTCGACCACGCCCATCCCCGTCAGGGGTCGCAAGCCCACTGCAGAGCTCATCATCGACTCGACCAAGGTCCCGGCTGAGAAGCTGAAGAAGATCGAGGCGAAGCTCTATGGTGACGAGTCCGGTCAGCCCACGCTGCTCACGCCGGACGAGGTTCTCGCGCTGCTCGCGTGAGTAACCTCACTTTAGTGCTCGACTTTCCCGAGCACGACCTCTTCGACAGAGAGACGGAGGAGTTCACGACTCTTCCAGCAGCCCAGCTACTGCTCACTCACAACCTACTATCGGTTGTTCGCTGGGAGTCAAAATGGAAGAGATCTTTCGTCGATCGTCCCCCATCCTCTGTCGAAGAGGTTTTGGATTACGTGAAATGCATGGTCGAGGGTCAACAAGACGTTCCCGCGATGTTGGAGCGCCTTACTCGTTCGCAGGTAGAGTCAATTAAGGCGTATATCTCGGACCCGATGACTGCCTCGACCATGCTTTCGCGGCCAGGTCAGGCGAGGTCTTCTGAGAAGATGACTTCTGACCTGATCTATTACTACATGGTGGCATTCCAAATCCCATTCGAGGCTGAGGAATGGCACCTTAACCGTTTGCTCATGCTGATTCGGATCTGTAATGCAAAGCAGAACACCGGTCAGAAGACAAACGCCAAGAGCGCTGCATCACAGCGTGCCGCACTGAATAGAGCCCGACGAGCTCGGGTAGGAAGTAGTGGATAATGGGCAAGAATGACCCCCAGATTCCTGAAGATGCGCAGATTGCGCCCGGTCAGGATCCTCACGAGGATGCCAACCGAGAGATTTTCGAAGGGAAGGTTTCCTGATGTCGAAGATCGATGAAGTCCTCAACCACGCCGCATATAGGATCGGGTACTACGCTCCGGATGATCCGGAACCCGGTTCTGAAGCAGGTCGCTACTGCGCCAACAAGATGAACCAGCCCTGGCTGGCAGGCCCGTCCACGGACATCTACTGGTGTATGTGCTTCGTCTCGATGGTCTTCGACATGGCCGGTATGGTCAGCGCTATCGGAGGCTTCTCCTACAACACGGACGTCGCCAAGGGCCGTATGCGCCAGGTGCCGATCGAGGACGCACAGCGCGGTGACGTCGTCCTGTACGACTGGGACGAAGATGGCGTTACCGACCACGTCGGTATCGTCGAAGCCAACCTCGGTGGCGGATGGCTTCAGACAATCGAGGGTAACACCTCGTCTTCCAACGCAGGCTCTCAGTCCGCCGGTAATGGCGTCTGGCGTCGCCAGCGCTACTACGGCATCGACTGTGTCCTCCGTCCCGACTGGGGCGCAGATGGAGGTGACGAGGAAGACGCGGGTTCGAGCGATGCAAATGCTATGACCGACGGTTACTGGGGCCGCGCGGTTACGTACGCGCTCCAGGCGTCTCTGGAAACCCCTGCCGATGGCATCGTTTCCGATCAGGACATCGACAATGAGGATTATTTCCCCGCTGCCGGTACTGGCTGGGAATGGGTGCACAATCCCGAGGATGGTTCTGCAGTCATCGAAGCTCTCCAGGAGAAGCTGAAGTGCGAGGTCGACGGCATCGCAGGTGCTGAGACCATCACTGCCCTACAGTGGCACCTCCGCGGCAAGGGTTATGACATCACGTGCGATGGCTACTTCGGTCTCCGCACTGGTATCGCCCTCCAGGACGCCCTCAAGGCCGGCACCCTCTGGAGCTGATGTCAAAATGGCATCAATTGAAGTTCGGGGCAGCTACGCACAGACGGAGCGGTGGTTGAACAAACTAGCCCAAGGTGACATAGCGAGTACACTAGACTCGCTTGGACGTCGAGGCGTAGCTGCCCTGGCTTCAGCCACCCCTGCAGAGAGTGGTTTAACTGCTCGATCATGGAACTACCGCATTAAGCGTAGTTCTAATTCTGTAACTATCGAGTGGTATAACACTAACATAGTCAACGGGTTTCCGGTGGCCATAGGTCTCCAATACGGCCATGGCACCGGTACCGGGGGCTACATCGCGGGACGAGATTACATCAACCCTGCGATTAAACCAGTATTCGACGACATCGAAAAGGCCATTGAAAGGGCGGTGAAGTAATGTCGACATCCATTGAGGATAAGGTCGTAAGCCTTAAGTTCGATAACAGCCAATTCGCCAAGGGTGTACAAAGCTCCCAGAAATCTTTGGAGCAGCTTAACCGAGCTCTGGAGATGCGTGGGGCCACCAAGGGTCTCGATGATGTCGAAGGCCGAGCTAATCGGTTTAATCTGGGCACACTCGCCGAAGCCCCTAAGGCCGTTGCGAATGGCTTTAGTGTCATGGCAGGCGCCGCAGCGGTTGCACTTGGTAACATCGCCACTCAGGCTATCTCCACCGGTGCTACTCTTCTTAACTCGTTCACCATGCAGCCCATCATGGATGGTTTCGGTGAGTACGAGACAAAGATGGGGTCTATCCAGACCATTCTGGCCAACACCGCAGCTAAGGGTACCACTCTTGAGCAGGTTACCGGTGCTCTGGATACTCTGAATACTTACGCCGACAAGACTATCTACAACTTCGCAGAGATGACCCACAACATCGGTCTCTTCACGAACGCAGGTCTTGGCGTCGAAGAGTCCGCCTCCATGATTAAGGGCTTCTCGAATGCGGCAGCTGCATCCGGTACCACATCGTCGGCGGCTGCCACAGCCGCCAATTAGCTCTCGC